GCATGCCAAAGCCGAGGCCGCAGACTTCGAATGTATGGGCACAGACAATGCAGAATTAGCTGACTGGATTCATCAAAACCTAGAATATGATCAATTGATATTGGAGTTCTATACTCCTGGTGAGCCGAACAGTGGATGGATACATTGTAGCTATACTACTGACCAACCAAGAAAACAATTCTTGCATGCATATAAATCAGAAGGTAAAACTAAATATAAACCTGTAATAGGAAAAGCAAAAGATTTAGTTTAGATGAAAAATATAGTTGTTCTTGGTGGCGGTGCAGCAGGTTGGCTAACTGCAATATTTTCTAAAAAGTTATACCCCAATAATAATGTTACTTTAATAGAAAGTGAGAAAATAGGAATTCTAGGAGCTGGCGAAGGTTCAACTCCACATTTAGCTACATTTTTAGATTTTCTAAATATAGATGTTTTTGATTTAATAAGTAAAACAAAGGGCACATTAAAATATGGTATTAATTTTGAAAATTGGAATGGTGATGGAAAAAGATATTTTCATGGTTTTGCATCTTTAAATACACTTGATGAATTTAAAATTGAAAATTCATTTACACATGAATGTTATAATAAATATTTAATTGATTGTGTAAGTAAAAAATTTAACATGAATGATTATCTCTATGGAAGTTTACTTACAGAAAACAAAAAAGTAGATATTTATAATGAATCATTTTCACTGCATTTTGATGCACACAAAATTGCAAATTATTTAAAAAATATAGCAATAGATAGAGGTGTTGTAAGAGTTGAAGGTGAGGTAGATAGTTTATCACAAGATGAAAAAGGTAATGTAATTTCAGTAAATTTAAAAAATAAAAAATACAATTGTGATTTTATATTTGATTGTTCTGGTTTTAAAAGATTTATTATTGGTGAGATATTTAAAACACCTTGGATAGATTATCAAAAACATCTCCCAATGAAAAAGGCTGTACCATTTTTTTTAGAACAAGAGGAAGAGATAATGCCTTGCACTCATGCGGTTGCTATGAAATATGGTTGGATTTGGAAAATTCCCCTACAACACAGATTTGGTTCAGGTTATATTTTTGATTCAGATTATATTGATCCTGAGCAAGCTTTATTGGAAGCCGAACAAAAATTAGGTCAAAAATTAAATTCACCAAAAGTAATATCTTTTGATGCAGGAAGATTTGAAAATGTTTGGGTTAATAATTGTATAGCAGTAGGTTTGTCAGCAGGATTTACTGAACCTTTGGAGGCAACATCATTATTTATTACAGCTCAGCAACTAATGTTATTAGCGCACTATAAAGATGATTTGTTTGACTGTTCAGATTATTTAAAAAAAGATTTTAATTCTATTATGGGTAATACTAATGATGAAATTCTAGCATTTTTATATCTTCATTATCTCACCAAACGAAAAGATTCTGACTTTTGGAAAAATTTTAGATACAATACAATACCACCTAAATCCCTAATAGAAAAATTGGAACATCTTAAAGAAGGTAATTTTATTCCTCAAAATTTTAATTTAACAAAATGTGTTGCTGGTTTTGATTTAAGTAGTTTTATTGTTGTAGGGCATGGGCTTGATTTGATAGAAAAAAAATTAAAATCTGTAGAGGGATTGTACCCAAAAGCAGATGCATATCAAAAATATATGATAAACAATTTATCTCAATTGAATGGTCATAGACAATTTTTAGAAAATCTTAATGTATCCAACAATAATTAAAAATAATTTTTTTCATAATCCTGATGATATCGTAGAAAATACAAAAAAAATTAAATGGTACAAATCTTCTTCAAATGACAATTGGCCAGGATATCGATCAGATAACATATATAATTTTAATATGGCTCTTCATGATCTAATTGTACATGATATTTTAAAACTATACTTCAGAAATGAAAACATTGTAGTAGGTGAAACAAAGATACAATTTCATAAAATTAATTACAATGACTGGCTTGAACATAATAGGAAGGATACCAAAATACACAAAGATTCTTCTGAATTAGCGGGTGTAATATATCTTAATAAAGACACCAATAATTTTAATACGGGAACTTCTTTTTATGATGAAAACAAAAATATCACTGCACAAATCTCAAATAACTATAATACCCTTGCATGTTACGATGGAAAGATTTATCATGGAGCTACAAGTTTGGATTATAATGAAAGGTTAATTATAGTTATATTTTTAAATAAAATTAAAAAGGTCAAATTATGCCAATAGGAAGATCACAGATACGAAAACAAGTAGAAGGTAAGTTAAGAGGTGCAAGAGATGAAAAAAAGAAAAAAAAGCGTGTCCTTGCGAAATTATATAGCAAAAAAGCTAAGGTCTTCAAAATTTAGTCAAAAAGTGATACAATCCAAGAAATTGTACAACCGTAAAAAGGATAATAATGGCAACTTCAGGGACTACTAGTTTTGACCTTTCAATTGAGGAGATAATACAAGAGGCATACGAAAGATGTGGGATGACTACAACCAGTGGTCATAGTCTTAAATCAGCTAGAACAAGCTTAAACTTATTATTTGCAGAATGGGCAAATAGAGGAATTCATTTGTGGAAAGTTGCTTTACATGAAAACGCTTTAGTTTCTGGTCAAGCAGAATATAGTGTCAGTGCAGGGGTAAGCGATGTTTTAGAAGCTTTTGTGTCTTCAACTGCTGCAGCTTCTGATAGTGCTAGCACACAAGACGTATCTTTGACTAAAATAGACAGATCTGCATATGCTGCACTTCCAAATAAATTAGCTACAGGACAACCATCTCAATATTATGTTGAGAGATTAACAACTCCTAAAATTTATTTATATCAAGCACCTGATTTGAATACTTATACAACTTTAAAATATTATGTAATTAAAAGAATTGAAGATGCTGGTATATATACAAATGATGCTGATGTAGTTTTTAGATTCTTACCGTGCATGGTTGCAGGTTTAGCTTATTACCTTGCTATGAAAAATGCACCACAACTTGTGCAACAAAATAAATTAATTTATGAGGATCAATTAAAAAGAGCTCTTGATGAAGATGGTCAAAGAGCTTCTACTTACATTACTCCTCAATCTTTCTACCCACAAGGAATATAAAATGGCAAAATACGCAACAGGTAAAAGATCACAATCAATATCAGATAGATCAGGTATGGCTTTTCCATACACAGAAATGGTAAAGGAATGGAATGGTTCATTAGTTCATTATTCAGAATTTGAACCTAAACATCCACAGATAAGAAGAAAACATACAACTGCTGATGCGATAGCTTTACAAAATTCAAGAAACATGAAGTTTCAACAACCATCTGTAAAATTTTCTAATGATACTACAATATCGGATTCTGGTGGTGCGTCTGTTGGTGTAGCAAATTTATCTTTGCCTGGGGACTTTGCGTTTAAAACACAAGATTTTGAAATTACTAGAAACGGAGTCACATCTATAATACATAGTATGATTCCAGAAGACCCTTCTTTACAAAATAGAAGAAGAGAACTTCTTTCTAATATAGGTCAAGTGGAGGTAAGTATTTCATAATGGCAATTACACATTCAGATTTTTTAACACAAATTAGAAACTACACTGAGGTAAGTAGCACTGTATTATCTGATTCACAAATTCAAGAATTTATTAGAAATGTTGAATTAGATGTAGCAGGTAAAGTAGATTATGATGATTTAAGAAAATATGCTAATTCAACTTTTACTGCAGGCAATAGAGCTGTATCTATGCCGTCAGATGTTTTAGTTTTAAGATCTGTTGAGCATCTTACCTCTGGAGGTGTTAGAAGTTTTTTAGAAAAAAGAGATACTAGTTTTATATCAGAATTTAACGGATCTGGTGCACAAGGAACTCCAAAATATTATGCAAATTGGGATGAATTTAATATTATTGTTGCACCAACTCCTGCTGCTGCAGATACAGTTCAAATTAATTATATTAAAGATCCACCTGAATTTACTTCTACTAACCAAACATATTTAGCTAAGTATCAAGAATCTATGTTATTACATGGTGTGTTGACAGAATGTTTTAGATTTTTAAAAGGCCCCATGGATATGTACAAGCTATATGAAAGCAAGTACAATGAAGAAGTACAGAATTTTGCCCTACAACAAATGGGTAGAAGAAGACGAGCTGAGTATGATGACGGAGTTCCAAGAATAAAAATTCCTAGTCCTACTCCAAACACAAATTAATAAGGAGGCCAATTATGGCAATAACAACAAATGCAATATGTGATTCTTTTAAAAAAGAATTATTACAAGGAAAGCATGACTTTGATACATCTTCTGACACTTACAAGTTAGCAATGTACACAAGTTCTGCAACTTTAGGTAAATCGACAACAAACTATGCAACTGCAAACGAAGTATCATCATCTAATTATTCAGCGGGTGGAAAAGCTTTAGTAAACCAAGGTGTAAAAGTTTCATCATCTGTGGCTATCACAGACTTTGCTGATTTATCTTTTCAAAACGTAACTCTTACTGCAAGAGGAGCACTAATTTATAATACAACAACTGACGGTGGTTCAAACACTACTGATGCTGTTGCTGTATTAGATTTCGGTGGAGACAAAACTGCAACTGCGGGAACATTTACAATTCAGTTTCCTGCGTTCACAACATCTGCTGCGATCTTAAGATTAGCATAAGGATTAAAATGATATGGCCACTGGATGGGGACGAAAGACATGGGGAGCATCAGAATGGGGAGACCTTTCTGACGAAATAGTCTCAGTCAGTGGCATATCAGGAACTTTTTCAATAGGATCAGTCACAACTACTGCTAACGCAGACATAGATGTCACTGGAATTCAATTAACATCTTCTCAAGGAACAACTGTTGGTGGCACTTCAGTACTAATTGAAAATCCTGGACCTGTAACAATGTCAATAGGTGTGGGAAGCTCAACTATTGGTATTGGTGTACCAGTAGGTAGTGTTTCTGCTACATTCAGTATTGGCACTGCTACAGTAGATGAATCACAATTAACAGGTATTGGTTGGGGTAGAAGAGCTTGGGGTAACCTTGCTTGGGGTGAAGCTTTTTCAGTAGCTGCAACTGGACAAACTTTAACATCATCAATAGGAGCTGCTGTCGGTAAAACTGATGTATCAGTTTCTGTAACAAGTGCGGGACAACTTACTTCTACTTTTGGAAGTTTCTCATTAAAAATTGATCAAGATATAACTGTTTTTGCAGCAGAGGATCAACTAGATTTTACAATAGGTACTTTAGAATTTGATGCAAATGCAATATATCCACAAAGAGTAGGCGTTGCTTCAGATGGAACAGTTGATATTGGTGCAGACGGAATTGCTTTTAAAGACCTCTACCTTGGTGGCGGT